TATAATGGAATTGGCTCTAGTAGATTAATTAAAATATACTCCCCTTTGTATATTATGTATGTAGCCCTTACTAGAGCCATCTTTTAAACAAAAAAAGAGGAGATACAAATCTCCTCTTTTTTATTTTCAGATCCTGAAAAGGCTATTGCTAGTCCTTTCAAGTTCTAGTTATTGAATGATAACAATCTACTTTTAGTTTAGCTTATTTTTTTCTTTGCAAAAGTTTTTAATACAGACATTACTGCAGCTCCACCTGATAATGCAGCTATCTCTAAATTAGAAATATCAATACCTAATGCAGGTGTTATAACTAATGCAGAAGTTGCTGCTTCCACAAAAGTCCATACACATCTCTCTAATAAGTCTTTTAGTTCATCTGACATACTATTCCTCTTCTTTCATCTTTGTTTGTACTTTTTTAAACTGTGTGCATTGTTTATTAATGCAGACAAAAGCATTATTAATTAATTCTAGTTTATCCTTACAGGCATTACATTGTAATTTCATTTCTGATTATTTAGGATGTAAGCCTTTAAGAATGATTGTTTGCCTTAATGCCTTAACTTCTGTTTTTAAACTTTTAATCTCTGTTGATAATATATCCATAATGTCCTCCTGTGCCTTAGTAACTTGTGGGATGTTCATAATGTGATCTTTAGCCTTATTGTCTAAAATTTCTCCATCATAATCAATATAAGTTGCTGTAACCACATCTCCTCTGATAATTGCACCTGCTATATCTGGATAGATCTCTTTATAAGCTACTGTAGAGCTTCCTATAAAGTTATCCTGTGAAGTTTTACCTACTAATAAGCATCCTGCTGTGTCATCATCATCATTTCCAATGTGCCATAAAATAAATTTAAAGTTAGGAACATCATCTACATGAATCATTCCTTTATGAAATCCACCAAATTTAGCTGCATATCTTGTATGGAATCCACCCTCTTTTCTAAGTGAAAGATTATAAGTACCTGCAGGGATTCTTGTTTCTCCCCATACTTTTTGTGTTTGTGCTTGATCTTCTAAGGTGTAGCAAAGAAATTTTCTCTTGTTGTTGCTGACATCAAATAGGATTCCAGAAGTGAAATCATTAGAGCTGTTGAATCTTAGTATTTCAAGTTTCATATTTACCTTATAACCTTAATATAATCCCATTTTTCCATTCCTCCAATTACTAGAGTTAACATTCCTGCCCTAGATTTATCCCCTTTAGTGTTTTCAAACCACTCAGAGCCTGAATCTAGTGTTGGAGCTTGTACTATAAGCCTATCTGAACTCTCATAAGCTAAAAAGTAGTGATAATGTCCATGCAATAAAATATCTGAATCAGCAATAGAGTTTCTTGCAAAAGCTTGATCTGATAGCCATTTTCTTGATTTAGCCTGTGAATTTGCACCTGATCTCATCTGATGCCCATGTAGTATAGAAATAACAACACCAGATACATCAAAAGTTAAAGATAGTTCATTTTCTGGGATAATAAAATCTAATATATCTTTATATGCAGGAGCTTCTTTAAATATTTCCTGTAGTTCCTCTGCCAACATAACATCTTTATTATCTCCAAAAGTAGTATAAGCTTTCCCATTTTGTCTTTTTTCCCCATGATTGCCACCTGCAAAAGCAACTAATCCTCTCTTAAATAAAGGCATTATCTCTTTTATTAGTGTGTAAATCATTCTTCTTGCTACTTTTTGCTGTTGTCTATCATCTAACTCAGTCTGGAACTCTTGCATGGCATAATGTCCACTACAGCCCTCAACTAGATCCCCTAGCCCTGCAAACAGCACCTGATCTATAGTTTCATGCTTCTGTAACTCTTTAACCTGCTTTTTTATCTTAGGTATATAGCTCATAAATCTCTCTATAGATTCCTCTGTGCCACCTTTACCAATCTGAAAATCTGCAAGAGCAATAGTAAATGTTTTAGTGTTTTTAGTTACTTTTTGTTTAGGTAGTGGCTTTTTCTTACTAGCTAACTGTAAAAGCTTTTTAAAGTCCTCATCTGGCATATAGACTTCATTAGATACTATCTTAGCTTTAAAGTAGTACAGTCTTTCTATCTGCCCCATTCCTGCATTGACATCCCAAAACCTTATCTCTGCTGTATTCTCTACAACTCTATAATTACCTGCATCTACACCAAAATAAGATTCTAACTGCTCCTGCCAATCAACATTATTAGTTGGTTGTGGTTTAGATACTATCTCTCCTGATTTAGTCTTTTCTGAGTAATAGACACTAGGCTCAAAGCCTTTAGGATGATTTACCTTAGTTTTATTATGTGTAGGCTTTGTAGATCTTGTTTGAGCAAACTTATCTAAAGAGTCCATACCTATAATCCTTAAAATATCTTCTTACTGTATTGTAACTAAGATGTTCAAACTCTTTGTGATTAAATACTAAATATTGAGCTGCAACAGTATCAGATATGTGTTTCTCTTCTGCTTCTTTAGCTATTTTAAGGAATATCTCTTTGGCTTTCTCATCTTTAAGAATAAAATTCCTATGTGAAAACTGCCCTGTGTGTTTATATCCCTGTTGTTGTGAAAATTGCTCTAAATCCATAGCCAACCTCCTATAAGTATAGATTAGCTGTAATCTATGACAATTTATTCAGGTTTTGGATTATCTGCTTTAACTTGTGCTATATGATCTGCCCAAAGAGTAGTGCCATTAACACTATCCCAATATTGCATATCTAGTTGATCTTGCACAGATCCATAAGCTTCCTGCCTAGCTTGTATATAACCAAATTGTTGATCATTATACTTACTGTTAGCAAGATCTGTTATAGCTTGATCATAATCAGCATCTGTAAATTCAAGTCTTTCATTATTGACCTGCTTATACATTGGCTTAGCAGCTTCTATCTCTGCTGTTGCTACTACTGTTAGTTCTTCTAATGTTGCCATAATTATCCTTTCTATCTTATCATACTTTATTTAATTACTTCTTTAAACCATATAATGTGAATGTTCCTGCTGTTAAATTATTTCCAGAATTTGTTTTAAATAATACACCATCACTAGCACTAGCAACAGTATGAACAAATCCACCTGCAAAACCTCTGCCCTCATTATCATTGTATTGAAAATGTGTACTTTCTATTGTTGCAAAACTGTATTCACTAGCATTTGCAAAGTTAAATAAATAAGCAACACCATTACCATTTGAAGCACTAACTCCACTATCAATAGTTGCAGTAAAGTCTATTTGAGTTGCATTGGTATTTGATATATTTGAAAAAGCACTACCTGATTTTAAATACTTTTTTGCATCATCATAATTTGCAGTTGTATCAGCACTTCCACTTTTAGTTACTCTTATTGCTAAAGCATCATCTGTATTTACTTTTGCATTAGAAACTTGCACCATATACACATCATAAGTGCTATCAATACCTGTTAAAGTAACACTTGCTACTGCTGATGTAACTATTTCTTCATCTATTTTTATTAAGCTACCTGCCATTATCCTTTAACCCCATATATATTTACTTCTATATTGTCAAAAGTATGAGTTGAAGCATTGTACAATTTTATTCCATTTACTTGTTGTGCAGATTTTAAAACACCTATTCCTTTATATCCATCTAATCCACCACCACCAGAAACTCCACCATAAATAAAAGAGCTTTGTTGAGTTTGAAAGGTATAGCTAGAACTGTCATAGGGATTGAAAAAATACATAACTGCACCCATACCACCATAAGTATCTTTTTGATTATAAGCAACAACCCAATCTTGTGTTTGATTTGTTGCTCTTTGTTCTGCAAAAGTTGTCCAAGCACTTGTAACTAAAAAAGCTCTATCATAACTTGCAGAAGTAATTTCAGTATTGGAACTATCTAAATATTGTAAATAAACAAAAGTTGCAGTTGAGTTTTGGTCTAATGTTGGAATTGTCATAGCATAAACATCATACTTATCACTAAAGCAATCTGTTACTGATAATGAACTAACAGAAGTTCCACTAGCAGATTTTATAAATTCTAAATTAGTAGCCATTATGAGTACCTTATTCCATATAAAGATAGACTACCTGTCATATTCCCTAGATTACCAAATATTCTAATTCCATTTACAAAACTTGCTTGTGCAAATACACCACTACCCCAATAAGAATTGTAATGATTTCCTGTTGTGTGTATTCCATTACTATGTGCAGTTACAAAACTATATTTACTGCTATCCCCCAAATTATAAAAGTAAATATACAGATTAGTTGATGAATTAATAGCATTACTCTGTGTTGTAATAATTTGATTTCTAGTTGCCCTTACTTCACTAAATGTTCCATTAGCTTGACAATTTTGGTATGCCTCTTGATAAACAGTTGATGTGCTTACAACACCACTTTCAAAAAATCTTATTCCTAAATAATCAGCTGATGATAAATCTGTAATACTTACTGTCATAAAATGTACATTGTATTTTGTTTCATCAATAGAAGTAAAATCAATTGCACTATCACTACTTGCAGTTTTAGTTTCAATTAATTCTAATTGTCCATAGTTAGTGTATTTATCTGCTCTTGTTAGATCATAAATATCTTTAGGTGTAAATATGCCTTTATTATTTCCAAAACTTTGTTCTGGTGCTTCTGGTATGTATCCATATTCACTCATTAGCTACCTACCTGTTTATAAAGAGTAAAAGTTCCACTTGTAAAATTACCAGATGCTAAATTAAACTCTATTTCATTATTTGTTTCTGCTACTGTTCTAACAAATCCACCTGTGTTTCCTTGTAGTGTTGAAGTAGCATCTAATATTGTTGGTTCCATTGTTGCAAAAGAATATTCACTTGCATTGTTAAAGTTAAACAAATATAAAATACCATTATTTGTTTCCCCTGTACCTGTTCCAACTATACCTAGTGTTATGCTTGGCTCTCCTGTTGCTGATATATTACTAAATGTTGTATCACTTCTTAACCTTTTATAAGCAACATCATAATCAGTTGTTTTAGGTGTACCACTTGTAGAAACCCTAGTTCTAAAACCTTGATTATCTACACTTCCTGTAACATTGTTATAAGCAACCATATAAACATCATCACTATCTATGCCTGTTAAGGTCACACTAGCTACTGCACTTGTTACTGTTTCTGTTGCTATTTGTACTAAACTCATTAGCTATCAACTCTCAATCCATA